ACATCATTTACAGTAGGTGTAATCTGCCCTACATATGCTGCTTTGGCAACACCACCAACGCCATCCGTTCCATACAACTGAATAATGTCGCATTTTTTACCCTCAACATTCAAAAGAGCACTAAAATCATCTTTTTCGAGGTTTCCTGTAAACTCTTTTGCGTCAGACTGTTTAATACCCATTTCAAAGGTCTGTGCATCATCCTCCATCGTGGTACTTTCTACAGTGTTTGGTGCAGATGTTGGCGATGGGATTGACTTTGCACGTAACATCAATTTGTATGTTCCTGCAAATCCATCTTCGCTGTGTTCTTTGTAGATAATTCTTGCCAAATAACTTGTTGAAGCCATCTTGTTACCTCCTTAAATTTGATAAAAAAATAAAGCCTTTCGGCTTGTATTTACGTCAATATATATCATTCTTTCCGATTGTTCTGCTAAATCTAGCAGTTTGCCGGTAAGTGTCTTTTGTATCATCTTGCGTAGGCATTGAAGAACCACGAAAACGCATTGTTTTCATAATTCTCTTAACTTCCCTTATAACTTCTTTTGCTCTTGCTTGTGATTTATTATCAGTCACATCAATTTGAAAAGAAAACTTTTCCGCATTGATTTTGTCACCCTCTAAATCTTCTCCGATTTCTGAACCGGGTAACAATTGCAATCTTACAAAAGGAAAAACCGCTGGTTTATTACTACTGCCAACGGAAGAAAAGTTTTTGTCTGTCATTTTGTATTTTTTTTTCAAACTATCGGAAAAGTTTGTTTTTATCCTTGTGAATACAGTAGATGGCACTAATTCATCCCATTCCACCGACATATGCACCACCTACTTTCAAAATATTTCTTTCGCCGTCTTTATAATTTTGCTTCTTATATCTTCTCCGGCTTTATACATAGGCATAGTGGCTTTTACACCATGCGTAGGCATCCATTTTTGTTCCTTTTCATTCCAGTACCACCACATATCGTCATAAGCGTGTGTCTGCCCCGGAAATGTACCAACGCCATAAGGAAATTTACTTCCTACTAATGGATTTTTCGTTGGGTTAAAATGAACACCTGCACCAAATTCAATAGCAAGCAATATGCTAAACGGTGCGTAACCATCTTGTTCTTTTACTTGCCCCTTGGCAAGCAATATACCGTTACACCCAATCTTGTCAGCAGATATGTTTGTCGAAACCGTAACATACTTTCCTAATGGACTCTCTGATATATTTGTTTCAGCAACCTCTACACCACTTTGTAATATCCTAGAAACAAGTTGTTTACATTTGATAGGTAAATCATCCCTATACTGTAAAAGTTGCTTTTTAAGGGCGTTTAATCCACTTACAGACAAGTCCGCAGTAAATGTTTTTTTTCCCATACTATTTCACATTCCTTTTTAACAAGAACAAGTCCTCATTTAATCCTTCATCTGCAACACCTTTTACTGTGTAATCAGCACTGCTTTCATCTGGAATTGTGTTATCATCATCCTTGTATACGATTTCCGACTTTTTCCAAATCACGCTACCGGATTTCAAAGGCAAATAACCTTTACTGACAATGATTTGTGCATAGTTTGTACTATCATCAATACCATAGTCTTGCCATACAACTTCATTTAACTTATTTGTGATGTTTGCCTTAAACTCAACTGGTTTTGTATAACCAATTGTTGTTTCTCCGGTTTCAATCTTGTTTCCATCATCATCCGTAATGTAAATTACATTTCCCTCTTCGTCTGTATAACTTTCGTAAATTGGAATTTCATCATCTTGTAAAGAATAAAACATTCTTTGTTTGTTAGATGCCAACGTCATCAAGGCAACCACCTACTCACTTGATTTAATCTGTTTAATGAGCTGATTTCCGTATACGCTCAATCCAGCAACAAGAACACCCTGAACAATTGATGTAAACACTGCCATAAGCATTTCTGGTACTGTTCCAATAGATGTATTTGCCATTACCCAAATGGCACAAAGCAAAATGCCAAGTACACCTAAAATACAAGGAATGTACTTATCTTTGATAACATCCATTTTTTTAATTCCGACACCAATAATATACAGAACAACTGCTACTACAATCAGTTCCGGTTTTACATAACTCATAATACTATCCATCTTTTCTTACTTCCTTTCCGTTGAGACGTTCTTCAAGTCCGTTAAGCCTGTGATGAGCCTGCTTGCAACTTTCTTCAACTTTAATAATTCTGTCATTGTGCATTTTAATATCTTCCCTCATGGATGATATTTCTGATTTAATCTCTTTAGTATCTTGACCTATATCATCAAGTTTTACATTGATTCTTGTGTTGTCTTTTACGCGTTCTTCTATATCTTTTGTGTCTGTCCGCTTATTATTCTTTAGTCCAAAGTAAACAGAAAACCAAACGGAAATAACGCTAATAAGTAAAGCAATCTCAATATTCATACCTTACCGCCTTTCCGTAAATTATAGTGTTTCGTTGCCCTCCACCGCTTACACGAAACGCCCTGCGAGAAATTTAGATACTCTAAACAACTCACGCACAATCTTCTATAATACCTGCACAAATGGATAAACACATTTCAAAATATCATCACGACTAACCCAAGTCCTTGAAATTGAATTTTCGCTATGGCTACTTTCAAATGGTGCGCCCATCTGTGCAAAATCATATACTGCCAAATTCTTAATTACGGAATAGTAGTTATCGTAAAGGTCTTTCTCAACTTCATCATCTGTGTAAGATGTTGCCTGATAGTTTCTTCTGTTCTTAACTTCTCGTATAGCATCTTTGACCTTTACTGAAATTATGTCAGCATTAAACGTAGGCTCATTTCCATATTCAATTGTCAAATCTGCAATAATTTCTTCTTGCAGTCCTACTTCCATTGCTTCATCCATAATTCAAACTCCTATAATCCGAATTTTTCAATCAACATTTTCTTTAAATCTGCGCCGCTAATCTCTTCCGCTTTATCAAATCCCTGCTCGTTAGCAAGTTTTTGTAAATCAGCGGTAGACATACGATTGATTTCTGTTTTGGTATAAGATTTCTCAGTAGACAGATTTGTATTTTCAGAAAAACTAGAGGCAGATTCCTCCGCCTCCGCAATTTTTTCTCCCGGCATATACCATTTGCCATTATATTTAACTTTGTGTCCAAATGTCATTCAACAGACACCTCCTAGTAACACTTGATTACATATGTGCTATCCATTCTTTCATAAGACGGAAGCGTAATCTCCGAAACGGTTGTTTTTGTCTGTACTGGGTCGTCGCTTACCGATACCGCAACGGCAACACCGGTGTTTACAACAGAAACATCTGCCGAAGAATTTCCCATAAGGGTTCTTTCTTCTGGAGTAGTTCCGTACCATGTATTTCCAAGAGAACCGTTTGGAATAAGTGTCGCAAATCCATCTGGATAGAATTTGCTTGCAACTCCAGATTCATTCTTGTACTGTTTGGAATAAACAATAATACTGATTCCAAGTTCATTGGAGAATACCTCTTTTACACGATTGTCGTTCATGAAAACATTCGCCGTAGTATTCTGTGCAAGAATTGCTGACTTGATTTTTTTGTTCTGCTTCAAGTAATCCATTGTTTTGCGAGAAACAATCATAATCGTAGGTTTTTCACCGGTCTGTGCTTCTACGGAATCAAGCGCAACAGAAACATCATCCATTGGGTCTGAATTTTCTGTGTCACTCCATTTGTCTGTAGTTGTTGTCAACTCTGCGAAATTGTTTGCTTTATATGTTCCGCTAGGGTCGTAGTTGTACGCATATGTAGCGCCATTTGCCGCAATGAAAATCTTCGGTGAACCATCAGACGGTGCCAACAACTGCATAATCATTCGCTCTGGCACAACATTTGCGCCATCTATAAGCGTATTTGCATCATCGAAAATTCTGTTTAATACATCTCTTGCGTATGGGTCTGTAGAATCCTGTGCACGCATAATTTCTTGTTCGTCCGCCTCTTTAATCAGCATTGATTCACGGAAGAACGCCATCTCTGCTTCTGTGATTAAAAATCCCTCACGGCTTCTTAATATGGAAACTGCATCAAAATTAGATGGTGCCAAGGAAACAGGCAAGCCTTTAGATGTCTTAATCCATTTCAAGTCAAGACCCATTTTCTTTTTAGCAGGAAAAAGTCCAGAACCAAGATATGCGATTTTATTACTTGCTACTTCATTGTTTACTAATGCGATTGCACTAGCATTGTATGCGTCTCTGATATTCATATGTCGTTTACCTCCTGTTATTCAAATACAATCAATGACAATGCGGTTTTTACCGATGCAGCGATTGTGATTCCAGCATTTGCGTTTGCATTTGCTTCATTTACGCAAGCAAAGGCTTTTACAATAGTTCCATTTGGATTATCTGAATAAACATCATTCAAAAGGATTCCTACTGCCGTTCCATCACTTGAACCACCATTTACCTTTTTGCCATCTTCATCAATTGGATTTCCGGCTTTGCAAACTCCATTTGTAAATGCCGTACTGTCAAGAGTGATTTCCTTAAACAGTTCTCCACCAAGTTTGCGTTTTAAGATTTCTTTCTGTGTCGTAACGCTTGTTTCTGTAAATTTCATTGTTTTTACCTCCTACAAATAACTGTCAACAATAGACTTGGCATTCTCGTTTGTTCCTGCCAAATTTTTTCCAATTCTCTCTGCGATTTTTTCCGCTTCGGTTTTTTCGTTGTTAGAACCGCCTTTTGTTCCATACGGATTAGGCGTATCGTCAAGTTTCTGTTTCTCATATTCGGCAATAGCCGTTTTTTTACTGTCGGCAAAAATCTGACCGAGAACCTCATAATCTGTAGCACCATCATCTGTAACAACCTTGCTTGCCTGCTCCGCTGTTAATCCAAACTTTTCCATTGCTTTTGCTCTTTGCGTACGAACTTCATCGTTTTTTTCAAGCTGCGCAATTTGTTTGTTTGCCTTTTCAAGTGCCTTTGTTGCTACTTCAAGTTCTGTCATGTTCTGACTATTCAAATCATCAAGCTGCGACTGTAATTCGTCAGCCCTATCAGCCTTTTCCTTATAGCTGTCTGCTCTTTCTTTTTCTTTCTTTGTTTCAGCATTGATAGAATTAAGCAAATCTAAAATCTGCTCATCCGTCGGCTCTGCCACTCCAAAAGAAATAAGTTTCTGTTTTGCCTGTTCTCTAGTCATAATTACCTCCATCAATTCACGTTTTTTAACACGGTTTGCTCCGCTTGAATTGTTCTGTTGTTTTACGCACAACTGCAAATTTTTATAAAATAAAAGAGATAGTCTATTCGACTACCTCTTTATTTACTGGGTTGTTATTTGGTTCTGTTACAACATCCTTACTTGTCGGGTACAGATATTCCATTCTGTCTTTTGATTCAAGAGCAACCGCTTCACTGTCACTAAACAAATCAACGGTTTTAATTGCTCTTTTGTAATCAACCCCTGCTTCAAGTAACATTTTAAGTGCTTCTGATTTTGTAAGCAGATTATCTATCTTATTATGGTTGATATGTATTTCAATGTCGCTTGGCATAAGCGTAAAATTTCGCTTTATACGCAAACGATTTAGTATAATTCTAAGAGACATTCTTTCCGATTTTTTTAGTATCGGTTCGTTGATTGCCGTTCTTAGTCCTGCATCATAATGTCCGTTTCGTAGGTTTACTGCATTTCCAGTATCACCTCCGGCATTGTTATTGGAACGATTAGCCAAGCCTTGAATACTCAAAAACCTTTCAAACAAATCATCAAAAACAACTTGACTTTCTGTTTGGTTCAGTTCATTTGTCATAACATCAACATCGGCTTTGTTTTCGCCATTGTTTGATTTAACAACTAAAGCACCCTCTAATCTCATCTGTGAAAATGTTTCATTGTCAATCTCGCAATTCACAAATTTAATCCATGCGGAAACAAACTGCTCAATGCCGTTTATCCGGTCAGAAGATAATGTATTGATTGAATCCGTAATAGGAATTGTAATCTCAATATCCGATAATCTTCTTGCATTATTTGGATATTCCACAACCGGAATAGCATTATTTCCGTTCAACCCACTACTTTTAATTTTTCCGTCAACAATTTCAAAATACTCTCTTTCCGTATAGCAAAAGTATATTGAATTATTGTTTTCATCTTCTCTAATTTGACAAGAAAATGCGGGTTTTCTATTTGAGTAATAAACAACAAACGTATAGCGTGGGTCTTCCGAAAACAAAGCAAAGTCGCTTTCGTCAAGCAAATCTCCGTTTCCGTTGTCATTTCCAACAAATCTATAAGCCGTACCGCAAATACTTCGCCAACGGCAAATATCAATGTCTACTTCTTGCTTGCTTTCAGAATCCATCGTAACATTTAGCTCCGTAATCTCTTCTGATTTCTTATCGTCTGTTCCACGTAACACATATTGAATAGGCTCTGCACATATTTCAGCAGTTTTACGCTCAACAAGTTCATAAGCAAGATTTAAAACAAGTTTGTTGTTTACTTCCGGCCTATTTACCTTTTTACGGTATAAAATAGGCTGGTCTCCTCTGTAATATCTATCAAGGTAATTGATTTCTTTTGCATTCTGCGTGTGAATCGAAAGTGCCTTGTTTAATTCTTCGACAATATTTAATTTTGTAATTTTGGATTTATTTGTAGAAATTACTTTTCTTCCAAAATTGCATTGATTTACTGCCGTAAACGGTCTTATGTTTTTCCCATAATACTTAAACATTAAAGCACCTCACTAACAAAACGTCATTCCACTCGATGTTGTCCTTTGTACTATTTTTTTCAACTCTGTAGTTCCAGTATCTACATGGTAAACAACTCTTTTTCTGCATTTTTTGCAATTCACAGAAATATTCATACTGGAACGTCCATCCCATACGGCTACTTTTCTTCCGCATCTTGGACAATATATCGTTTTTGGTTCCGTCATAAAAACCTCGTTTCTTGCAATAAAAAAACACCGCCTTTTTTGGCAGTGTTTTATTTTGATTTCTTCATTTTATATTATATAATAATTGCGATATGACATACTATGACATATTATCAATCTTTGTATGTTTTTCCATATAACTTTTCAAATTCCTGCAATGCTCTTCCGTGTATTCTGATTGTTTGTCTCCATGAATACGTCATTTCATCTGCAATTTTCTCAAATGTCTTTTTCTCAACATAACGAGCAAACAAAATATGATAATAAGTTTCGTTGTCAATTCCATCAATTTGCGAAACAATAAAATTCTTTTTGTCTACATACGTGTCGATTAAATCATCCAATTCCTTTTCCATCTTTTCAATTTTGCAATAGGTCGAACCCATTTTGTCAAAGTTAGGACTTGTTTTTACTCTTTCTTCATTTTTTACAGCAGAAACACTTCGTGCCAGTTCTCTAAATTGCTGTATTTCAGATAACTTATTGTTTATCATTCGGTCAAGTCTACTAATTTGCTGTAAATATGTTTTAGTATCCATAATTTCTATAACCTCCTCTAAATGGGTTTTTTGGCACTTCTATTTTTGCCATACTCCAATTTCCCTCAATGAAGTATGCTAAAGACGCAAGGCAATCCGCCGCATCCTCATGTTTGTTTTTTCCAGTAACCGTAAAACTATATAAATTTGTCATAAATTTTCTGTATTCCTGACTTCGGCATCCAACATCACGGAAATAAAACTCTCTAATACTTCCAGCCTTATCCCATATCCTTTGTGCTTTTCTCATATTTGTAGGTGCATATTCAGAACGTAGATTTATTTTCCGTCCTTTTTTCTTTAGCAATTCTTCGATTTCATCCTTATATCCCTCTCCACCTTGATTTGCTTCAAAAAACGCACTTCCAACGTCATTATCAATAATCATATTTGCAACTTTAGGTTTTGTTATTTTCTTTTCACTGTTGTCGAAAACAACATCGTCAATGTAAATTGAACCATCCTCGTACATATAAGCTACCGCAAATGCAAGAAAATCTTCTCCGCCTAAAGCAACGTCACAAGCCGCACATATTCTGTAAGGTTCTTCTTCCGGCAATACACCATTGTAAAATCTCATGTGTTCTGGATTAAAAACTGCACCGTCTCTTTCAATTGGTTCCTGCTGATACTGTGCGTACCAAGATGCCATATCGTCGTTTTCTTCAAACTTTGCTCTTAACGTCCGATAGTATTGCGTTGTATATCCAACACCATAATCATAATCAAAGTTGCTTTCATCGTTTTCATCCAAAGCCGGTATCTTCAAAATTTCATATCTGATATTTTTTGCTTCTGGGTTATTCTGTAAGAAATCCAATCTATCACTATAAAGGTCGTGCAAACTCCAAATTGTACCATTATGGATTAGTTTGCACTGTTCCTTTTTACGTGACATTACATTATTGTCAAAGATAATCTGCTTTCGTTTGAGTGTGTCCGGGTTAAGCACATCTTGAATACCTTCAAGAATATCATCCAATACCATCCATCCGTAAGCGTCATATTCTCCATTAAGTCCACTTTCCAATCCTTTTCCAGAAAGTGTTTTGTACTTCTTTTTTCTCACAAGGTCTACTTTATGATTTTTTGAATCCGTATCAGCAACTTTTACTTTTGGAAATACATCGGAAAAACAATATGTTGGGTCTGTCCATATTTCCATAACACCAGTTAAAAACGCTCCGCCTAATCCCTCTTTGTATGTCACATACAAATTGCTTTTTTCTGCGTCTTTTGCACAATGCCATGACATAGCAAGCGTTATTATCTGACTCTTACCAGTCCTTGGCGGCATGTGAATAAACAATTCGTCAAGTTTTCCATCTTCAAGTTCCTGCAACTTATCGGCAACTTGTTTAAGGGTTTTTCTTCTAGGCTCGTAAAATCTTTCTTTCTTAGGTCTGTTTTTTTCTATGTAAAGAATGTAACTATCAAGAATGTAAGGTGCTTCATAAAGCAGTAAATCGTAATATTTATCTAAAATATCATACGACTGCTTGTTTTTTTGAGATTGTGTTTCAAGCCAATTAAAGTCAGCACCATTTGTAATTGATTTTATATACTCAAAAATCAGTTCTTTTGCTCTTGTAGAAACTTTCAATCCGTATTCACGGTCTTTTCTTCCGCAAAGTATAATTTTACTTGCTTCGCAATATGCATCTATTACACTACGGTCTATTCCATTCCGTAATATGTATTTTTCGTATTCTTTTATATTTTTCTCATCTTCAATTGTATGCATTAAAAAAGCACCTCCACACAAGCAGAGATGCTATAATAGGCATCCTGCCTATAATTTTTCTAGGTTAGCGACTAACTCCGTTTGTTAGCCGGCAATTTAATTATTTACTGTTCCACTCAAATCCAAAATCCGACCTTTTAATTTTGCATTGAGGAATACCGTCTTTCCAAAATACCAAACCCTCTATGTAATGTTCGGATAGATATTTCTTAATTCCATCAAATGTTCTTTCAACATTTATGGTTATTGTTCCGTGTTTTACTATCGTATCAAATCGTAAGTTATATGGATTTCCTTGAAAATGAACTCCAATCGCTTCATAAGTTCCATCTTGCATTTTGGGATAAATAAACTCTCTGTGTTCGCTTATTTTCCCGCTCGCAAATCCGCTATTAGTGGTTTCAATTTTTCCAGCATCAATAGCGTTCTTGTATGCTTCAATAAACCATTTATCTTCCGGTTTCTTATCATCAACTTTTACCCAACATGGAAAATGCCCTGTAATTGGGTCTGCCTTTTCCTGACATTTAATAGCTCCTTTTGGAACTGGTTTACCGTTCTTTGCGTCATATCTCTTGTAAAATTCTCCGTTGATAATCGCGCAACATGAACCATCAAATTTTACCGTTGCGACTCCATCTCCATTCAAAACCCATTCCATACCTTTTGTTACAATCGGAAGTGTTTCTACAACGCAATTGCTTATATATTTTCTTTCAAACAACGTAGGTATCTTTTTCATTTTTACTTCACTATCCTTTCCTCCGATAATCGGAAATTACTTTTCAACTAATTCATCTGCACGCCTTGTCATTTCAATTTGTGTTCCATTTTCATCTTTTGTACAAACAGAAATATATCTATTACATGAACTACGCACATCTTCTCCAAGCCATATTTCCGTTTTATCATCATCAAAACTGTAACACTCTCTCATTTTTTCAATGCAATTATTCATTTCTGTTATTTTCATAATGACACACTCCTAACAATTTATCTTAATACCTTCTGTTAAAACTTCCGTCTTTTTCTCATTTAACATTGGTACATTGTTTTCATCTGTTTTTATCCAATTTGCATCAATTACAATCATTGGTTCTTTTCCTGCATGGGCACTGAAATGTAATTCAACATCTTTACCCGGCACTTTTTTACCATCAATAAATAGCTTTGCGGTTTCTCCGTCAGATATTATCTTGATTTTTTCTTTTTCAATTGGCTCGCATCCATATACTGATTTCAAAGATTCATTATACCATTCATCTATTTCCGCTATTACAGCCGATGCACGATATGTAGGCTTACTCATTGTCTTTGTTCTTCCACACAAAACCTCTTGATAATTCTCAATGATAAATTCGCAATCTTCTCCGTTGTACTCATAATCCTTGTAGAATTTCCAAAAAGACTTTATGTTTTTTATAAATCTAAATAGCATTTTCATTTTCACTATCCTTTCCAATAAAGCAAATCAACAACGTATAAAGGATAATCATATTCGTAACTTCTTTCCACCGCTTCCATTGCGTCTTTGTATGTTTTTGCAATTGCATATGGCTTTTTTGTTTCAATCGTAACAAGAACATATCTGTATTCTCCGTTTTTATCAAAATCTTTTTTTAAGTCTTTTAATGTTACTTGTTTTGATTTTCGTTTTCTTCTTTTTCTAAACATAAAACGCATAATTATCCATCACCTCTTCAATACCCTTTCTGTGATTTCTTCACTAGGCAAAACAAAATTTTCTATACCACAATCATGCAATTCTCTTAATGCTTTTACACCCAAACTCAAAATCGCATTACTTTCCGAAATCATATTTGCAGGTATTCTATTATTTTCGTTGAAACAAGGAACCAATTTCCGTGAATCAATCTTACCAACCAATCTTACATCACTCATTTTCCATAAACACCTCAAAATCTTCCATACACTTATTACATAAATCGTAGGTAATATTTAATATGCCATTTTGTGTGATTGATTTCATACACAACAGCCCTACTTTTATCTCTTTCCCACACCTGTCGCAAGTATACCATTCCTTTTCATGTTTCATAATCCACCTCAAACAATCTTGTTTAAATAATCAACACCGCTATTTCTCAATGCCTTTACAACACCATTTACCATATTAGCCATACTTTTTTCAACTTCTTTTAATTTTTCAACATCATTTCCACATTGCATAGACAAGTATCTTTTCTGCCAATCATTTGCATTTAAAACTATATGGTTGTGAACATCTTGCTGTGTAATCATCAATCCACCAACTTCCTACCACACATAGGGCAATTATTGATTTCATAATCAAAATCCATAAAACTATCTCCGGTTGCAAAATGTATATAAACACCGTGTTCATCTTTGTATATGTAATCTTTGTATTTTGTGCTTGTGTAATCTTTGGTATAAATGTTTTTGCAAAATTCACACATGCCTAATCATCCTTTCCAGTTATCAACTTGCTATGTGGTAATTTTTCAATAAAATCACAAAATATATGCCAATCTGGTAGTCTGTGATTTCTTCTCTGCTTGTAAATCGTCTTTAACTGGCGATAATTTGTTGTCATCCTCGCAGTCAACTCAAATCCAGACGGAATATTGTATAACAGTTGCAAATAATCTTCGCTGTCTTTTGTTTTCAAGTAAATCTCTTTCAATCTCTCGACTTCTGCGATAACTGCATCAGACACATAACCGTTGCACATACACTTAATATCCATTTTGCTAATACAGTGCATTGTTGACTGACTCGATACAAAGTCAATAAAGTGGTATCTTTGCAATTCCACCCACGCCTTATTGCTGAATGTCAAATCAAACTGAACAATCACTCCGTTAAGGAAATTGTCATGCCCTGTGCCTATGTCACATCTTCCAAGATTATCAATTCTATCGGTAAATTCGTCATTCACAGCATTTATATCTACTGCAAACGGATATTTGCTTGCTTTAAAACTATCTTCAATTCCAAAAACCTTGATATTTTCTATTCTTGCCATTTTACACCTCCAGTTATATTCGGTTTCTTGTGTTGGAAAGTATTATCTGGTCACTTATTACTATTCTGTCCATACTCTACTGTCATACAACCAACACAAGCATTTTAATTATTTCAGCAAGGAATACCGAAACGCTTGCTTATCCGGTAGCGAACCGGAACATTGATGTGGTGAGGAATCGAACCTCACATGATGCCTTTGTCCATATCCTTTCGGCTCACTTTGGCATTGTACTTGTGGTTTCCTGCGTCTACCCTTTGCGCCACACATCAGCAAAGGCACCCATTCAAATGACTAATGATTATATCGCAAAACAGGAAAATTCTAGGTACCTTTGCATTGCATCATCCCCTCTATCGGGGAAATCGGCAACCGTGGATTTGAACCACGATTCTTTGTGTATAGTGGGATTCTACACAACGCATTATCCATTATGCTATCGCCGTAAGTACGGATTGGCATACATGCATCTGTGTTTTAATCCGCACTGTTGCGATTCTTTTGCGTCCGGCTACTTTGGACACTGGGAACTATCGCAACGAAACCATAAACCCCACCGGACCTTGTGACGGTCCTTTAATCAGCTTTCCGCTAGTGGGTCAAGAAAGGTTCATGCAAAAGCAAAAAACATGAACAAACCATATACACCGAATTGCCGGTGTTGTATTCCGATTCGCTCTCGGCTAGAACGGATATACATTGCCCCTCTTTGTGATTCGCACTCCTTATCACGTTTAAGAGTTCAAGGGATATGGTAAAACTCTTAATGAGTTATAAAATATATCGCCACAATGGACGTACAAAAATTGATTATTGATATTATTCTCTCACGTGGTTTTTCGCCTAACACTATGTTCAAAAACGAAACTACCACCATGAATCCAAAATAAACCACAGCAATGTATCGAATCAAAAAACTAATCATCACGGTTCCTCCACTCTTCGCATCCGTGGTCGTGTTCGACATAATCAGATGCATAGTCACTGTTCATATTCTCGCACACATAACCATTCTCACGGCTATATGCAGCATATTTACAATTTCCACAACACAGTTTTTCGTTATCGTCCATCCTTGAAGTCCTCCATTTCTTTTACACTCATTCCAACAATTCCTGCCGAACCATCCGAATCCGTATTCTTGAAATACTCTCCATTCTGCGGAAACATGAAACGGAACATTGCGTAATTTGCTACATCGCAAAGGTATTCTGTGTTCCCAGTTTCTTCAAACTTCGCAAGACACTTTTTAAGACTTCCAATCGCATCCACATTTCCGGTTGCGAAATTTCTACTTGCCTTGCCGTATTTGTAATAGCTCTGACATATCAACGCTTTCCGCTTATCGTCAAACGCTTTTAAGTATTCTGTTTTCAACAATTCATTTTCCATTCTCAAAAACCCCTTTTTTATTTTTTCGGGAGTATGGGGGACTTAGTAGGCGGTTTTTTAATCCCCCAATAGAGGGGTAGGGGGTAGGCTGCTAGTCCTCTGTTTGTTTGGTTCGTAAAACTACAATTATACGAACTTTTACGCTTTTCCGTTGTTTATCCGTCTTTTTGTTCGATTTCTATGACCTCTTTTGCCGGATTTGTCAACTTTGGAAGCTCGCTATCGGTCAATGCTCGGTTGTTTTGCTCGTCAACCTGCACCGGTGCGGTCTCTGCCATGCCATAAGCCGCCTTTGCGATAAAGATTAGATTGGAATTTGTGCCGCTTTGGTTGTGTAGTCTGTTTACCGTGAATGATTTGCAAATTTCAAACCATTTTTTGACTGTGCTACCATGTGCGGTACTAACCCTATACCTACCCATAGACCAATCTGTAAAAGTATTTCTATCAATACCAACTAAAAAACTAAATACCTCTAGTGTTGGTAGTACCTTATATTTAGCACATATACGGACGTAAATATTAAATAAATTATCTAATAATTCTATATTGTCGTTACTAGGCTTTTGAATATTATCAGCAATATAGAAAATCATAGATACAAAGT